GAGCGTCTTGAGATACTTCAGCAGAAGGCGTTTCGCCCTCTGCAAGCATTCCGATCAGCCTGAGTGCTGAATTGATGAGTTCACCGGCGGTTGCCATGCTTCGTGTTCCTTCCTGGGAGGTCTACCACGGCGTTTGTTCTCCAAGGCGTTTGCCGGAGCCGCATCATCTGAGGGTTGCGTTTTTGGATTATATCGCACCCATCCGTTTTGCTCGTCGTATTCGGCCTCTAGTTCCATTGTGGCAATTTTTGCCCCATGCCGGGGGTGTTTTAGATAGATGTTCACTTGATCCCAACTCCCATCAAGTTATTGAACATCATGCGTTTTGTGTGAACTTCGCTAAAGATGCTCAGGCTATCAGCCAAAGTTTTGGATACAAAACCGCAATGATGAGCCATGTAAGGATTGTCCTCAATCATAGACCGCATTCCATACATGAGATCCAAGCCAGTGATAGGGCCTGCTGGAGATACGTACAGAACTTCCTCTGTAGCTTCCGCGTCTTCAAGATCTGGCACGATGATGATTGCCTTGCCGCCAGTCTTTAGCACTCGGTGAAATTCAGCAATGACTTTGTGAACTTCGTGCGGATAGACATGCTCAAGAACATGGCTGCAATACACCATGTCAAACTCGCCAATATCGCCCAAGTCTGTGACACTGGCAACAATATCCGGCTCACACCCTGGGTTGGCGTCAAGGCGGACTTCTTGACAGGATGGAAACCACTCTGGGAGTGGTTCCCGTCCACATCCGGCGTGTAGCACGCGGATCAAGCCGAACCCTTCCACAGGCCCAGAGCTGAAAGCGTGTTCATGATTTCTTGAACAGCCGCCAACTGAGTAGCGCCAAACGATGCCGAAGTTGCAAGGTTAGACGTAGCTTGCACGCTGGAAGCGCGTTGAGTAACAGGCGTTTTGCCGTAGAAGCCAACAGTACCGCCAGACTTGCCGATAACGGCTCCGTCCAGTTGTTGGTCTTCGTAAGCAACGCCAATCGCTTTGGTATTAGGCATTTCTTATCCCTCGTAAAGGTCACCACCGGGCTGACGCCTCAGGAAATTGTGGAAATTTCCTTTGTACTCTTGCTCAGTAGTGTGATGTGATATGTCTAGGTCAGGAATCAATACGATCTCGCCGCCGCATTCCCGCCAGTTGCGGCAGAACGCATAGTCTTCACCGTACCAAGTTCCTTTGTGAGCGCCATGATTGAACAGATCCACATAGGGATGATATTTCTCCCCGTAGATCAATTCAGGGTAGGCGGTCATGAACTTATTGACCGCCTCCTTCGTCACCTTCAAAAACCCCGCTGGGGCTGAATGCGCCAACAGGTTGCCATCGGCTCTGACCAAGGGGGTGCCATCAGTGTTAGATAGCACCGCCCCCATGTATTCCTCTTGGTCCTTCTTAAACCGATAGGTGCCGCAGACAACATCGCCCTTGGTTTCAATCAGTGTCAAAAGGTCTTGAGGCTTCCATGAAACATCATGGTCAATGAACACAATGGCATCTGCCTTTGCATCCAAAGCCTTCCTAAGCATGGTTGACCGAGCGTGTGAAATGTACGGGCAACCAATTTCGGAAACCATTCCCTCCTCCCATCCCGCCGATTGAATCAACGGAATAGAGGCAGCAAGGCTATCAAGCGTCGCCTGATAGGGCTTTTTTAACGTCGGGATGCAGAAGATGACTTTCATGCGCTATTAGGCCGTAGCCCAAACACCCAGGCCAATCAGCGTGTTTTGAATTTCTTGCAGAGCAGCCAGTTGGGTTGCGCCGAAAGAAGCCGAGGTGGCCAGGGCCGAGGTGGCGTGAACAGCAGAGCTGTAAGCACGTTGAACCACGGGGGTCTTGCCATAGAAGCCGACTTTGGACGTTGCAGCATTGCCAACAGTCACGCCGCCAGTACCAGAACCAAGAGCAACAGCTTGACCAGATGCGCCCACATTCAGGGTTTCATTGACGTTGCCATCACCGGCTTGATAGCCATCACCAACTTTAGGAAGTGCCATTTCAAATTCCTTTCAAATATTTAAGGAGGGAGCCGAAGCCCCCTAGGTTCATCAGCCCCAGATACGGCAAGCCATTTGCGGACGAATCACGCTGTAACCATACAGCACGTCAATCCGGCAAGGCATACGGTCATTGTTGATGTCGTACTGACGAACAACGCGCAGGCTGATGCCGTTATGGACAGCACGAGAAGCCATATCAACGCCTTGGGGCAGCAGCAAGTCAGCCGTGGCAAACGTGATAGCGTCTTTGTGATACACCAAGTTTTGAGCGTACTGGCTAGCAGCAGAACCCAGCATCGTGATGTCTGCATCATTGGCCGGGAATCCCGTCACGGTGGCAAGAGCGTGAGCCGAGGTGTACAGGGCGGGATAGAACTTCAGAGTGCCGCTGGAAGAAGCGGTCAGGTCTTCAGTCACCGTGAATTGCTGCAAAGAGCCAGTGGACTCACGGGTTTGAGGATTGACGGCATACACACCCTCAATGGTGAACACGTCGCCGACCTTCCAGGTCTTGCCGGAGCCGGTGAAAGTGATGTTCAGTTGAGAAGTGCCTTGGGTCGTGGTCGTGCCATCAACTTCAATGGTCGTGCCCCAATCGCCGGTCGTGTGCTGCTTGATCGACTGAGACATATTGATCTCGTCAAAACCAAGAATGCCGGTGCCCATCATGCCATTCTTAAATTGCTTCGAAATGGTGTCGGTGGGATTAAAGAGACCTTTCATGCCTTCCACCAAACCGGCGTTAGCGGCAGGGTTGACGGTGGCATAACGGGGGCTCATCACGGCGGCGTTTTCGTTCAGCTTCTGTTGAGCTTGCAACAGAACCAACGAGGTGCCAGGAGTGGTGCCAGGGGTACCAACGCTGTTGCCAATGCTCTTGTAAGCGTTTGCAACGTCAGCATCAATCGAGGCTGCAAGTTGGCTGATACGAGGCTTCAGAACGCGGTCTGCGAAGTCGTCCAACTGCATGGTCAGTTCGGCGGAGGTGAAATTCACGCCGATATGCTTTTGGTTGGAAACAGACAAAGTGGTGAATTGTTCGTTGTCGTCCTGAACTTGCAGGGCGGCACCGTCGGTCACCAAAGCGCGATCAGGCAGTCGGATGCGCAAGGTAGAGCCGATCTTTGCGCCTTCAACGGCGAAAGAGTCGTCATACTGGCGGTTGACGTTACGGGTGAGCACCAAGTTGTTCTCGAGGATTTCGAGAGACTTCCGGGTGATCATGTCAATGGTTAACAGGCTATTTGCCATGATTGAGTCCTTATAAAAATTAGCGGTTCATTTGTGCTTGCAACTTACGGATCTGTCTAGCGCGTTCAGCTTCAATCCACTCCGATGCGTTCATGGTCTTCGTTGAACGAGGATCAGTCGTATCGTATGCTGGATTTCCACTAGTCCGAGCTGTAACAGGTCTGATAGGTGCAGGCGCAGACGTTGTTTTTTTCTGTGGCGGATCAGAAGCCAATTTTGCTTCAATTTTTCCAAGCTCACGCGCTTGCAAAAGTGGAGACAAACGTGAAATACGGTCAGCCTCTTTTGGATTGCTGCCCAGCCAATAGGCCAAGTCAGGTCCAATGTCAGAAGCCTTGATTGTTTCGGCCATCACTTCCGTGACTGGGAGCTTTGGGTTGTAGGCGACTTGTTCAAAGTCGTCATACTTTCCTCGGGCTTCTTCCTCACGCTCTGCGTAGGCTTCCTCAACCTGAGCACGTTGCTTATGAACTTCTCGCTGGGCCAACAGTTCTTCAGCCTTTTTAAAAGCCAATGCCTCGGCATAAGCTTCAGGTGATTCAAACTGATCGACCGGCGGGAGTTCTTTGGGCATTGATTGCCGAGCTTGCATTTCTGCTTGCTTGGCTTGTTGCTCACGTTCCCACTTACGCTGCTCTCTTGCGAGACGTTTACCGATCATTGCATCGAGTTCAGCCTGAGTAAATCTCTTTTCCTCTGCTGTTTCGCCGCTTTGGTCAGCAACTTCCGGCGCATTCTGTGCGTTTTCCGTGGTGGCCGTCACCTCGGGGGCTGGCGCGGAGTCTACTTCCGCTAGGTTTTGGACTTCATCAGTCATTGCATGTTCCATTGGAACCCCGGTCTACTGGGCCGGTACAGTCCTGAGATTATGCGCTCAGAAAGCGCTTGTCAAGATCACGCCGATCGAATCAAAGCCCCAGATAAAAAAGTCTGAGACGAATTTGCAGACACGTTTTGAGAAACTCCTGAGTTTTGGAATCCGTAGAGTTCAACGTAATCTGTTGAGCCGTTTAAGTACACAATATCTGAACCAACGGATTCTGTCATCAGTGTTGAATATGATCCATATGTACTGATTGCACCATTTTTATAGAGCACAGACAAAGATTGGGTAGTTGTCGCAAGACCCATGCCCCAGTTAAATTGGTAATATCCTGCAACAGTAGGTGTAAACCTAGATGATGCAAAGTTGCTACTTGTGTCAAAGTTCTCAGTCTGCAAGTTCAACTTCGTAAAAGCTCCCGACGAAAGGGATTGCGATGATGACTGATATGCGCGAAAAGCAGGACCAGCCATCAATGAACTAACCGCGACTTTTTTTGTTGCGCCGCTTTGAACAAGAGGAACAACTTCAGTCCCATCAAGCGGCGTTGTTGCTGACGGAAGGGCTGAAATTTTTGCGTCTGCCATAAATTCTCCTTAGATTAACCTGTAACCGATGTCACATTGACAACAGCTTCCCAATGGATGTTTGTTGCCGCCAATCCAGTTACTCTGAGTGCAACAACACCAGCGTTTGCAGTTGCATCAGTCACCGCAAAAGTTGCATCCATACCAGCGGAAGACTCATAGCTGTAAATGCTTGTAGGTCCAGCGGATAGAACAGTTCCACCAGAATCTGTTTTTGCCAAAGCCCAAAACTTGTATGTAGCGACTGCTCCACCAGCAGTACCCTGACGAGCGACAACAGTGGCTTCCAAAGTAACAGCCGTGTTGTTGTTCAAAGACTTGCTGAAAAGAGTCTTCACAGTTGCGTCTGTGGTGGTGACTTTTGTGATCGGGTAAGAGTTTGATCCGATGGGTTGACCTTCAAACACCACTCCACTCAAACCAGCTTTCAGATTGTGGTTGACGCTGGAGCAGTCAGTAGAATTACCACCGAACAGCAATGCGTAGCCGTAGTTGACTGTATTGGCCGTCACTTTGCAGCCGGTCAACTTGTTGTTTGTTCCTCGAACTTCAAAGCCGTTGTACGTTCCAGCAGATGCCTCGCTGCACTCGTTAACAAAGCAGTCGGTCAAGTTGCAGTTGAGCGAGCTTGCTGTCAACTCAAAACCATTCCTCTGGATGTCGTGGCAACCGCAAGCAATCAGGTTGATGTTTTCGCAAGCGTTCAGATAAAACGCGCCAGTGCCAGTTGATGCGTCTTTGCCGACGCAACCAATCAAAATCCAATCGTAGCCGTCATGGATGTTGAAGCATTTCCCACCGTCCGTGCCAGCAGTGACGCAGTTTTGAAACACCGAGCCTTGACCGACACCTGAAATGTCGAACGATCCACCATTTGCGTTGTCAGACACAAGACCGTAGAAGCGACCCTCAATGGCGCTCTTGATGTAGAAGTCACCACCGCCAAATTGCGAGCACCAGACGTTGCGAACAATTGGGGTGCTCACCCCATCAATGTACAGACCACGACCAGTTGTATAGTTCCAAGTCGGGCCAGCAATCGGTGCGATAAAAATATCAGACACCATCGTGTTGTTGGTGCCAATCATTTCAACAGCGTTGCCAGTCGCAGCGTAGTAGAACAACGCCGAGCCAATGCCGTATCCGATCAGGTTGACGCTCAGAGGGATTGAGAGTGTGGTGTCGTAGACGTAATAACCGTAGGCCAAGGATACGGTTCCAGCCAACCCATTAACTGAGTATTGGTCGCCAGCAAAATCCAAAGCAGCTTGCAACGCTGGTGCATTTCTGGCAGCAGCGGCGGCACGGGCAGAAAAGTCGCCGCCAACTGGAGGATGTAAGCCATCAGCAATGGCACCCCACCACTCAGGCAAGATCAGCGCATTTGAGACCGTGCCTTCAACTTTGCCGGTACCAGAGGTCTCAAAAATCTGCTGCAAACCAGCAACGATCTCAGTGTTTGCGAACGTGACCGTGACTCCATTGCCAATGACCAGTGACGCACCTGCAACGAACTCAAGTGCCTTGCTGTTGATTGAAAAACTGGAGACAGCGTAACGGCCTTCTGGAAATAGAACCTGATCACTTGCGGCCAAAGCAAGCTGAATCGCAGCCGTATCATTCGTCACACCATCACCCACAGCGCCAAAGTCTTTCACGCTAACGCAATCGCGCAATTTTGATTGTTCAGACCGCGCAACAGCATCTGTGCCGGATTGAATAAAACCAATCCAATCCGAACCATCATTGTCGGCTAAATCTTGAACAGTACCAGTCTGGCCATTAAAGCCAATAAATGCAATATCGGCAGCATTCCCGTTGTTAATTCCAGAAATGTTATCCCATGTCACCAACAACACATCGTCATTGGTTTTAAGAACGAACTTGTAAATTACACCATTCGTCAACCAAATTTCACCACCGGGTACGCGACCAGCCGCATCCAGAACAATAGGATTAGTGTGCGCAACATTGCCAGCCGATGTGGTATACGCAGTCTGAGGTGTCGTTGTACCTGCGGCGTATGTGTACAGCTTACCCCCTGTCAGCGGGTTGCCGTTGTTGTCAAAAAATTGGGCACCTGCGCCACCCACGGGAGAAAGAAAAACAGACATCGGATTACTCCAACAAGATGAGACCATCGTCCTCTTGGACGAGGTTGTCTCCGTTTTCACAGAGAAGATTGCTCTGAGCCACCTCAGAAGCGCGGCCACCAAAGAGCGAAATGATGCCACCAAGACCGATAGCCACTGCATTACGGGCTGCAAGAAAACTCATTTTGTGTTCATTGGCTTGGCGTACACCGTGCCGCCTGCGGACAGTTGAATCGCGCTCACGCGCCAAACACCAGACGTGGTGGTGGGCACTTTGAACGGAATCGGGGTGTATGCGGGGATAGGAGTACTGGCAGTCGTGGCGACAGCGCCTTCACCGACCTCGATGTAGCAGGGTTGATCAGACCAGACCATGACGCCTTCGGGGCCAGCGTTCCAACCAGTCGTAGAGCCAGCAGTGCCAGTGTACGAGACAGACCGGGCGGGAAAGTCCACTTTGGACAGTGGGTTCAAGAGTTCCATATTGGCTCCAATTATGCAAGGAATTTTAACTTATACAAGGTTGACAAGTACAACCCAACAATCTCGTCAATGATGTTTTGCAAAGCAGTGCAATCTTTGTCAACCACCTTGTAACGAATTTGCTCAATTTCGTCTACCTGATCCTGCAAGAACTCCACAACATTGCTAGTTTTCTTGGCAGACATCAAGGAAATTGGGCCAATCAGGCCGTACTTGCCTTGATACGTCTCGGCAAATTTATCAGCCAAATCAACAATTTCATCGTAAAAAGTGCCTAAAGCACTGTGTTTGGCAAAGCTGCGAGTGTTCAGATGAACGGAATGCGTGACATCCCGCGCTAGGAACAACATTCCGACAAAATCATTGCATGACATTTGGTTCACCTTGCTCTTGTGGCGCAACAGGCATTGATTGACGCATCTCCGGCGCACCGGTCACCAAGTCACCAGTATCCACCGCCGCAGCAATCGTGCCCATCACAATGTCTTGGATCTGCTCAGGAGACATTGAAGCCTGCACCGCACTAATCCGCTTCGTTTCCGCATCATACGCCCTAACTTGGGCCTCAAACTCTTTGATAGCAATATCTCGGGCTTCCATAGACTGCTGAACATTACGAAGCATCTGATACATCTGCTCCATCTCCTGCCCCATGGCCTGCATCTGCTGTTCTGCCGCTTGCAGCTCAGGCGACTTATCATCATCCTGAAGGATCTTCGGATCAATCGTCTTCGCAAACCGCTTGGCCATCTCAGCAGCCCCGGGCCAGTCCATGTTCTTGACGAACAAATCACCCGCCACAGCCCACAATTGAGGATTGCCCTGCAACAACTGAGACATGGCATCCAGAGCCTCTTGGCGCTTGGTCATGTAGCTCGGGCCAGTCGTCACGCACACATCGTATTTGCCCACGCTTGGGTTATAAATCTTCTCAATTACCACCCCAGCCTGATCCACAATCTTACGCACTGGCTCTTGCTGCGTCGGATCAATTTTGACCATCTTGGTCTCGCCATCAATCCCAATAATTCGAGCAATTCGCTGGGTGTCGTAAATCTTCGGCGCCAAGTCAACAATCTGGCGAGTTATGTAGCGCACAGCACGGGCAAGATTGTCAACGAAGTGGAATGTTCCCGTGTCTCCTTGCTTCTCTCGGGCCAAAATGGCACGCCCTGAACGCTCGTTCGACGTCGCGCCCAGGCTTGCGTCATACTGACCCGTCGTGCTCTTGATGTCGTCCGCAGCGCCCATTTTGGCTTGAATAAGCCCTGTCTGGGCCATTGGAGGCAAGGCACGCTGCGGAAGTGGCAGAACCGCGCCCTGTCCATCTGTCGCATCCGGGTTGACTTCCAAGTACGGCCAGTTTTGCGTGTTGGCCGTCTTCCACTGCTGTTCATACCCCTCAAACTGCCCACCATACCCAATAAACGGGGCTTTTGGCGCGAGGGCCAACATTTCAGCCTCTTGGCTAACCCAGTAGTTGTACATCCGCTGAGCATCCTTCGCATTGCGAACCAGCCCAGACACATACAACCGACCATCCACCTCAAACTCGTTACCAACCACCCGAACCACCGGGATGTACTTACCCGCCCAATCACGCTCCTCAAGAATCTCATATCCATTGATCTTGCACCACTTGACCCGCTGCACGTCCACCCGACGAGTGCGAACAGGCTTCATGCCCATCGCCTTCATCTGCTTGTCTTCAGGATCACCCTCAAACACCGACATATTTCCAGGGTACAAGTTCAGCGTCTTCGTCTCATGCTCAATGTAGAAATACTCAGCAATCCGAACCGTGTCCTCGTTGATCCACTGCGACAACGATTGATCCCCAACCCCTAAGCTCTGCAACGTCGAGATCGGCTGCGCATCCGGGAACATGCGCTCGTAATCTTCTTTCAGGATGTCCTCAGTGATAAAACACCACTGCGCATCCGAACCGCAAGGGTCCTGAATCGTCGGATCCATGTACACCGAGAACGAATTACGCACCCGACCAATCTTGATGTCCTGGTCAAATGAGTTCTCGTCACAGTACTCCGTCAGCAAACGAATGTAACCCTCACCATACGTCACCTGATTCTCACAAGCCGTGTCGTAAGCAACATCCGCGTCCGAAATGTACTCAATGTGACGCACTAGCCCGTCAAAAATCTCAGCAACCTCAGGGTCCGCCAAATCATCCACCGGAATGACCTTCCCAGCCGGACGATTCTGCCTCTGGTCATTCGTCACCTGCCTCACATGCTGCGGCAACTTGTTCATCGTCAAACACGGCCGAGCATTGATCGTCTGCCCCTGCACCGCCCCACGAGTGGCCAACACATCCGCAGGCCATTGCCAATGATTGTCAGGCGAACCCGCATAGAACTTCAGGTCATCAATCTCATCCTCACGACTCTCCGAGTAAGCAGAGATAGCCATCTGCAACCGCGAACGAGCCGTCGAAAGGAGCTTCTCCTCCCGCTTGTCTGATTTCATTTCTTGCCCTTCTTCGAGGCCACTTCACGCTTGACCGAATACGCAATCGCAACCGCCTGTTTTACAGGCTTGCCCGCATTCACCTCAGCCTTCACATTCTTCCGTAACGCCTCTTTCGACGTAGATTTCACGAGCGGCATTTCTTACACCCCCCCTTGCTAGGTTTGTTGGCCGTCTTGGCCGATTCCCTAAAAGCCTTCTCCGTCGGCGCACCAGCCGCCCCAGGCTTTCTCATCTTCTCACCCGAACCAGCCTGAATTCTCTCACGCTTGGCATGAATGTTCGCATATAACCCAGGTTTTGTAGCCATGTCAACACTTCCACCTTTTAAGTGAAGCCTTGGCCCGCTCAGCAGGCCCCTTAGCATTCTTTACAACCCCAGCCATACGAGCGCAAAAACTCGCCTTCCTACCCTTGTCCGCCTCAGTCTTCGGACTCGGCGCAGGCGCCTTTAAATTCGAACCCGTCTCCCGGTTGTACTTCTCCCGACCTTTGGCCGTCAAGCCCGCACCCTTAGAAACCGGCAATTTCTCACCACGCCCCACACTCAACGAAACACCCTTTTTCGTAGCCATCACGCCCCCATCCAAGAAGTTACCCCACCACCCAAACCCATACCACCCTTCTTGACTGCCTTCCCACCATTGTATTCCCGGCTCGCCACAGGATAAGCAAACGTCACCGCCAACGCATCCGCCGCATCCGGCGACGCCAACCCCCGCGCCTTCATTTCCTTCTTCCCCTCCAAAAAGATCGTCCCAGACGAATCCGGCTTCTTCATCGGCCCAATTAAATCCGACCTCATCGCACGATCCTTCGGTAAATGCGCACCCCTCTTTAACCACTCCCTCATCGCCCCCCACATCTCCGCCCTCTTGTTCCCCCACATCACCGGATTCTTCGACTTCCAACCAAAATTCACCCCCCTCACCTTATACCTCTGCTCCGTCAACCGATCCAATACCCCATACCCCAATCCACCCTCATCTATCACCACCAACGCCGGCCGATACTCCTCAATCACCTCAATCACATGCCCCACCGTCACCATCGTGTCATCCCCCTTGTACCTCCTCACATCAATAACATCCCTCCCCCTCCTCACCACTATCACCGTCGAATCCATCCCACCTCGCGCCGGATCCACCCCAACCACCACAGGCAAATCCATGTCCCCATACGCCACCCGCCCCATCGCCTCATCTACCCACACCGGCGAAATAAACTGATCCTCCCCAGCACTCGGAAACTCACCATACACCTCAACCCGAGCCTCCAACGAATCCGCCCCATACTCCTCAATAATCTGCTCATACACCGCCCGGTCCGTCCCCTCCACCGTCCTCGCATCCACCACCCGAGTCCGCCAAAAATCCCTCTTCCCACCCTCAAAACACTCATAAAAATACCCACTGTTCCTTCGAGGATTGCTAAACGCCAACCAAAACCGATTAGGCGTGTTCTCCGTAAAAAACCCCCCCGTCACCGCCCATATCGCATCATCAATACCACTCGCCTCATCAAATATCACCAGCACACCATCATAGTTATGCACACCCGCATATGCATCCGGATTCTCCGCACTCCACAACCGCCCCTCCACACCCCAGTATCTAGTCCCCTTCTTCAAATCCTGCTCCACCAACTCAGTCAACCACTTCGCAGGCGCAACCCTCGTTGCGCTCACCTCAAACCAATGCGAGTTCAACGCCATCGCCAACCACTTTGTAATCTCCGCCCAAGTAATTGACCTTAACTGATTCTCACTGTTCGCACTTATTATGGTCGTGCTGCCAATCCTCGTTGACAACATCCATATAGTCAACCAAGACACTAACGCCGATTTGCCAATACCCCGACCACTAGATATTGCCTCCTGCAATACCCTGTACATAATCTCCTGATTAGATACCGCACCAGATAGAAGATTATTATTTGCTTCAATATGGTCAGTAATATCTTGCAGCACCTCACGCTGCCATTTTCTTGGCCCACTAAAATGCTCAAGCGGAGTACCCTTTACACCCCAAGGAAATAAATACTTTACAAACGCCAAAGGATTATCTTTTAATGTCGCACTCCATAATATTGACATTAACTGCTGCTCATCTTCTGGCTTGTATATAGTCGTTTGCATTGCTTAAGTATTTACTAAAAAAATAAAAAATGT